GCGTCTGCAACCGCAGCTTCGAGCGTGCCGCGACGCTCGCCGCGGCCTTCGGCGGAACCGCCGCGCCCCTCGATCAGCTCGAGGCCGAGCTCGTCATCTCCGACGTGGTCGTCGCGAGCACGTCGAGCAAGACTTTCAAGGCGTGGTCAAACTCGTCGAGAACGTCGAGGCGAACCGCGTTCAGCTAATCTTCCCCGGCAAGCCGGCCGATGCCGTGCGAGCCAAGCTGAAGTCTAGCGGCTTCCGCTGGTCGCCAATGGAAGGCGCCTGGCAGCGGCAGTTGAACAATTCCGGCATCTATTGGGCCAAGCAGATCGTCGCCGAATTAACCAAGGACTGCGACGCTACGCCAGCTTGACGCATACGCCTGCGCGGCATATATAAGGTTGGGAGGCAGCAATGAAAGTCGGCTTCCCAATGACCGCTAACCAATATCGCGCGGCACTCACAAAACTAGAGTTGTCCATTGTCGGCGCCGCTCCCTATCTTGGGATCAGCCGCCGGCAATCGCAGCGCATAGCCGCTGGCGAGTCGCCCGTCCCCGAGCCCCTCGCAAAACTGCTGCGGCTTTTCATCGGCCACGGCATCGATCCAAAGGAGGCCAAGTGACCTATTCCTACTGCAGTTATGAAGGCAACCCGACGTTGGTCAGCGACACCGACGCTTGGTGGTACGTCGGTGTCGAGTGGAAGCATATGACCGCCGCCGAGTGGAAGCGCATCAACGGCGCCGAGGCTGGAGGTAATGCCGCCATCATCGGCGAGAAAGCCTTCAAAGAGCGCTTTGGTCAGTTGCCGCCGCTACCTGCAACCGCATTCCAAGACGACGGCAACCCCTGAGCGGCTTTGCCGTACAGGCTGCGCATCTGACTGCGCAACTCTTGCTGTCTCGGGCTATCGTTCGGTAACGACTGCGCCTCGACATACATCGCATGGCCACCGCCGCCCTCCTTAGCCGCCAATAAATCAGGGTGCCACATCTGCACCTCGCCGCTCATGCCGTCCGGGAACCTCACGATCGCCTTGCGGTCGAAATATCCGTCACGCGTAACTTGCCAACCTTCGTCAGCCACTTGATACCGTTTAGCCAACCCGGCGACGACATTGTCAGCCTGTGCTGGCGATTCCACCAGAAAGCCACCACGTACAGCGTCGGTAATTGTCGCAGGCGCCTTGCCGCGATTGATCTTGGCCAGCACATGCTTTTCGACCAAGCGCCCGAGGCTTTTGGGCCCGGGGTTGACGAATGTCGCTCCCGTATCCTTGGCAATGGCGTCACCAGTGGCGCCGAGGTCTTTCTGGTTTTCGCCAGCGCGACCCATAATCGCGTCCGCGCTGGTATAGGGCGATTGTGCCGCCCATTCAGCTTTCTTGGCGTCTGCCGCGGCTAGTCCTTGTGCCTTGAGCCCAGCGCCGCCGTCGCTTGTCCAGCGCCCATGCTCGTCGCGAGCTTCGCTTGGATTAAACGCCTTCCCAAAAGGGAAGCTGGCCTTGCCGTGACCCCCTCTTTTTGACAATCTCGTGTTGTCCATGAAGCCTTCGGCGGAAAGGTCGGTGGTATCGCCTCCGGCATCAGCCTCGGCTAGATCGGCCCCTGTATCGTCCGCTGTGGCGGCGCCCGTCTGCCCCGGCATCTGGATATTGAGCGCAGTCTGCTCTGGCGGTTCCGGGAGGCCGGCCACGTCGGCCAGGTGCTCGGATAGCTCATCATTCGGGAACAGCGGCGCACCAGCCGCAGCAAGCTGCTGGACATACGTTCCGAGCTCGGCGAGATCGACCGGCGCGACGCGGCCCGGCTTCATCTCTGGCATCAGGTCATAGGAGATGCCGTTATAAGCCCAGATCCGCGGCAGCATGAACCGGTTCACCGCGGCGGCGATCTGGTTGAGGTAGGTTTCGCAGGCGCGCAGGAACAGTTCCGACTTGTTCTTCGACAGCGCGTACGAGCCCTTCTGGTCGCCCAGCGTGATGAAATCGGCCAGCGCGGACATCGCGATGTTGCGGTTATAGCGGGCAATCACCGGATCGGTATCGATCGCGCGGCGGCCACCTGTGGACAATAGCTTGACCTCGACCATCGGCGCAGCGCTGGGATTGCCTAGCTGGTCCGGCCAGCGATCGGACGGGATAACGATGCCGCCCTGCTGGTTGAATTTTACGTCGCGGGCGATCTTATCGTACTGTGCCTTGATCGCCTTGTCGGCATCACTTGCGTCGGCCCTAAGATACTTCGCCGGGATCGAGACTAGCGGCAGGCCGCCGAGCTCGCGCTCGATGCCGATCGCCTCCATGTCCTCGACGGTTTTCTTGATGTACCACGGCCGATAGGCCGCGCGCAGGATCGATTTTCCTTCCGGGCTATTTTTGACGGACGTGGTGCGGAACAACAGCGCGCGCTCGATCGGGATGTAGAGCAATTGCCCGCCCTGCGGCGGCATCTGCCAAAGGCCGTCTATGCCGCCGTCTGGCTGCATTTCCCAGCGCATCATCGAGTCTTGCGACCGGATCGGCAGCTTGCGAATGCCGATGCGGCCGTCGGTGAACTTCGACCTAGTCGAGCCGTCTTTCTGGTCCGGCCCGACCCGGCGCTTGAGCACCATTTCGTGGTACGACCAGCCGAACGAGAGCATCGACATGATCTCGGAGACCGTGTCTTCCCAGCTATGGCTCATGTCGTCGAGCAGCGAGCGGGCGAATTCGGCCTCTTTCTCGGCCTGCGGCGTATCGTTGGCCGGCTCGACCCGCCAGTCGACCGCGCGCAGGATCAGCACGATCGCTGTCAGCACCGCATTGACGACAGGATCCGTCTCCGACATCTGCCGGTAGACCTTGATCGCCTGCGCGCCGCGGAGTTCCTGCTGATACTCCTCGTTGAGATAGCCCGAAAAGACCTTGAGACCGGAAACGCCGATCTCGCCGAAGGCCTTGGCGTTCGGATCGCCCTGGATCGAGGCGTAGCCGCCGCCGTAGGGCGTGCCGTCCGGCTTTGGCGCACCGGGGGGCGCTACCTTGGCGATGGTGTCTGTGTCTGCCAAGGCTTATGACCCGTTCGGTTTATTGGTGCGTGTCCGCCATTTGGCGGTCAATTGGTGGACAATTGGCTGTCAATCACGCCGAATAGTCTGCGGAAAAATGTTTATTATTTTCCCGCAGCCAGAACCGCCAGACAAAGCGCAGGCGCCAGATGCCGGTCGGCTTCATGCGACGGGATCGGCCCAATTCAATGGCTCCACAGCGATCTGATATACGGGTCGGGGTCCACGATCGGAGCCTGTCCACCAAACGGCCTCGCACGGCCCTATGCCCGGCAGATCAAGAAATGCGCCGCCATCATCTATGGATTTTTGGGAGGTTCGATTCCAAGTATTCTCATCCACACTGACAATCTGAATTGACATAGGTACGCCTCCACTTAGGCCAGGTCGACGTTGGCGGCCTTCTTGCCGTTGCCCCTTTTATTACCGGAATCGACCAGATCGTAAGTCACCTTCTGGTCGACCAATAGCGTGTTGAGCGAGCCGGCAAGGCCGGTGCAGTGCACAAACACTTCCTCGCCGCCATCATCGGGCCGGATAAATCCGAAGCCCTTGTCAGCGCTGAAGAATTTAACTTTGCCGGTCGCCATGAGAACTCCGCTTAAATTTAGCCTACTCTGGGCTTTAGTGACTTGACGCCGCTTTTTCAGAAACTGTTGCGCGGTCCGGCCGCGACCTGGATCGGCGAGCCGATGTCGATCTCCCGAGGTCTAGTTGCGAGCAATTCGCCGAACGCCCGCGATAGCGCGTCGGTCTGGTCCTTGAAGGTGCCGGCCGGGAACGTGCAGATTTCCTCGAGGAAGGCCGCGTTCCAGTCGCCCTTGATGATTTTCACGTTGCCGACTTCGGCCTGCGCAGACACCGGCAGCGCGCGGACTTCCTTGCTCGGACCTTCGACGCTGAACCTAGCGTTATAGCCGGCCAGCAATTTCGCGTAGGCCAGCACTTGGCCCTTGGACGCCTGCCCCGGATCCTGCGGTATCGATATCGCAACAGCCAGTCCGTCGGCGTCGGCCGTGGTCTTGATCAGCCGTTCGACCTCGGCCGGCGAGCCGCGCTCGCGCACGACATGCTCGACGTAATAGACGCCATTCAGCTCAGACAACCGCACGCCGGCGGTAAAGGCCGAGGTCGCGGTCTTGCTGGCGGCCAGATCCCAGCCGCGAACCCTGCGGGCTGCGGCGGGCGCGGCCGGCACGATCTCGAACCAGTGCCGCTTGAAGATATTGCCCTCGCGCGGCGCCGGGCGTTGCTGGTATTGCCCGGCAAAGGCGTAAGCCGTGGTATCGCGCTTCAGTGCCTCGACGGTGTCGCGGCTAAACCGGAACGGGTCGAGCAGATCGCCGTCGGTCGAGCGCGGGTCGCGGAACCCGATTTTGGTAGAGCAAGCCCGTTCCGGCTCGAATTCCATCGGCAGCATAAGGTGGGAATATCCCATCCCGAGCTTGAGGATGGTTCCCGAGACGTCGTCCTCATGCAGCCGTTGCATGATCACGACAATGGCGGATTTTTCCTGGTCGTTGAGCCGGTTGACGGCGCCCTCGCGAAATTTCCGCGTCGTGGTCGCCCGGTCGGTGGCGCTTTCGGCCAGTTCGGTCGAATGCGGGTCGTCGATAATCAGCCGGTCGCCGCGTTGCGATGTCAGAGAGCCGAACGCCACGCCCTCCCGGGTGCCGGTGCCGCTGTTGGAGAACGACATTTCCGCCGTTCGCGTCAGCGCCACTTCCGGCCAGAGCGATTGATACCATTCGGACAGGATCAGGTCGCGGGTCTTGCGGGCGTCGCGCTTGACCGGGCCGTCGTTGAAAGCCGTCGTAAGATAGCGCAGCGAGCGCAACCCTTTCGGGCCCCATTCCCAGGCCTGCCAGAGCACCGAGACCAGCAGCGATTTCATGCTGCCGGGCGGGACGTTGATCAGCAGCCGGTTAACCCGGCCGTCGGTCACCGCCTCGAGATGGGCGCAGATGGCGTCAATATGCCAATTGGGGACATAGACCGCGTTCGGCTCCAGCACATGCCAGGCCTCGCGGACGAAGCCAGTTAGCGTCTGGCAGCGGGCGCGGATCGTGTCGGCGCTGTTGGCCGTGTGCTGGCGCTCACGTTCAGCCGCCCGCCTCGCCTTCTCCGCCATCACCTCCTGTAGCGTCGGCAATCCTTTTGAGGACAACCGCGAGATTGTCGATGTCGTCATCGCTCGCCTTGGTGAGGTCGTAGGTGCCGAGCGTCCCGGTGTGCTGGATCGCCTGCGGCGCCTTTCCAAATGCGCGGTCAAACACCATCCCGATCGCGGCGACCTTTGCCGTCTCGCTCTGGGCGCCCTTCAGGAGCTTCCTGAGCTCGCGGATTGCATCCGGCACCAAGGCCCGCGCAAGCTCCGTAATCTCTTGGGTGCCCTTGTTGCGCGTTCCCTTGCGCCTTCCGCCGGTCTTGCGACGTGCTGTCATCTATTTTTTCTAAGTTGGAACTTGCGCTTTACTGCCGGGTTCCCGGCGTTAGCTTGCCAAGGAAAGTCGGGGCGTACTCTAGCACCGCACCGAATCCGACCGCCGCCATGTCGATATAGAACATCCAGAAAAAACCGGTCAGAGCGCTACCCTGCATGGTATTGCCAGTGGTTCCATACATGGTCAGCCACATTAGCATCCCGCCGCTAAACAGGAAGATTGCGACGGCAAAGAACACCCGCCACGACGAGTTCATGCTGATCGGAGCGGGTACGTCAGGCATCGCTACTGCCGGGTTCCATGCGCCGGCAAGGTCGCCAGCGCCGGCTGCGGTTGCAGGTCGGCATAGGTGACGAATTCGATCCGCCTGACCCGAAAACAGCCTTGCTCGTCCGGTTCCTGGAAATACTCATAGGACTTGATCAGCGGGCATTTGAACCCGTGCTCGTCCATTCCGCAGGTCATGCACTTCATGGGAATCCGCCGGTGTTTCACGGTTGTTTCACGGGAAACGTTTGATGGATCACGCCGGGTCGCTGTCGGGAGCGTGATAGGGGCTGTCCGAAGGCTTGCCGAGGTCGGGGTCTTGCGTGCCGGCCATTACCCGATCGGAGCAATAGGCCGGGTCAGGACGGGCGGGCGGAGAGCGTTTAGGCTTTTTGGCCGCGAACGGAAGGATTTCGCCCATTAGGAGAACGCGACGGCGAGCGTGCAAACAAGCGCGGCGATGGCTGGAATTATAGCATACCAGCCGGTTGCGGCGGCCGTTATAGCCACGACCATCCAAATGGTGGCGATTACCAGAGCTTTACTCATAATAGGCTGTCGAGCCCGTCGAGTAGGGCGGACATCGCCAGCCAGAATGCAATCACAATGCAGGCAATGAAGGCAAAGCCGCAGGCCGTAGCCTCGAGCCAGCTGCCGTGCCACACCATGATGACAGCGGCGACGGCCGAGGCAATGCCGACGATCAAAGCCACCAGAAAACCGATGTCCGCGACCATTTTAATTGAAACCTTTTCGATTCCAGCCCGTTTCGTCCATTCCATCAATCGGGGGAGGACGCCTCTATGCCCGGCTATCACCAGTTCGAAGGATTCAAGGCCACCTACCTGGCCCGGCCGTACTGCAAGCACTGCCGGGCGCCAATGATGCTGGTGTCGATCGATCCGGCCAGCCCCGGGGTCGATCTCCACACCTTCGAATGCTCGGTCTGCGAACACGAATTTTCCGCATTCGCACCCTACGATTTTCCGAAGCGGTCGAAAGGCCCGGTTATGCAAGGCGACCTCGCGACGGCAAGGTGATGCAAGATGCCACCACGGTCAGCAGCATCATTGTCATCTTTATCGCCTGCTGTCTGACAACGGTGGCGGCAGGCACAGTATGGCTCATGAACGAGAAGTGGTGCGCGACGTTGATCGACGCTATCTGCTCTTTCTGGACCTAATATCCGTGGCTGCACAGCTAGGCCGCCTCGATCTGGGCCAGCAGTCGCGCTTCGCGGCGTTCCTGTTCGCGCCGCGCCCTGGAATTGTGGCGGGGGGGGTCTTTGTTCTCCCCCCGCTCTT